CATTCGGCGCAGCGGAGCAGGCCCGTGAACAGATGCTGACTCCGGGCGCTACCCTGGCCGGAACCCGGCGCGGCTTCCTCCATCATCTCCTGCACGGTGTTCCATAGGTCCATGGGCACCACAGGCTCGTGGCTGTCCACCACGATCCACTGTTCTCGCGGCCGCTGCCGGCCGGTCTTGCGGTCCTTCTTCCCGAACACGCGGCGCCCGATTACAGTCTCGTTGCGCAGCAGCTCGAACACCGAGGTTCGATTCCAGCGCTTGCCCCGGTTCGTTCTGCCTTCCTCGTTCAGCTGGATGGCGATGGACTTGGCCCCAATTCCCTCCGCCCGCATTTCGAAGACCCGCCGCACCGTCCCGGCCTCCACAGGCTCTCGCTGGAGGCGTTTCCGCTTTGGCTGCTCGGGATCGGGAGTGGCCTGGAAGCCGAAAGGCACGCGGCCGCCAAGCCAAAAACCCTGCTGGGCCGCCCGGATCTGGCTGCGCTTGGTGTCGGACGCGATCTGGCGGGAGTAGAACTCGTCGAACATCTCCATGATGCCCTCGGTGAGCCATCCCGCGTCGGAATCGCGGTCAATGTTCATGGAGACGTAGACCAGCTCCACGCCAGCCTTGGCCAGGTGCTGTTTATAGAGGCCCGCATCCACCTTGTTGCGGGCGAACCGCGAGGTGGACCACGTGACCATGTAGTCGGGAGAGAAGGCCCGGGCGTAGGCAATGGCGTCCTGGAAAGCCGGACGGCTCTCCAGCGTCCCCGAGATCCCCTCGTCGGTGAACTCATGCAGGACCCGCGCCCCCAGCTCCTCCGCCTTCTGGCGGCATTTTTCCAGCTGGGAATGGACCGGCAGCTCCTCCTCGGCCTGGCGCGCGGTGCTTACGCGGGCGTAGATGATGGCGGTCTTGTCCATCCTGGAAGCCTACTCCTTTCCGATGATGCGGGAGATGTGGCGCTTGCTGAGCACCTCACATAGGTCGCCGGCCCGCTCCGGGGTGGCCACTACCTGCTGGATCTCCTCCAGCTGGTATCCCTCGCCGTCCAGCTGCTGTATCCACCGGTTTCGCAGCTGGCGCCGCAGACGGGATAGGGAGGGGATCCGCACCCGGACGGATTCCCGGCCGGCGCCCTCGGGCTCTGGACGCACATCCTCCAGGGCCTGCCAGACGGCAAGGAACGTGGCCACGCCGACGCGCTCGGCCGCAACAAGCCACCGGTAATCCAGGCCCATCTCGTGGAGATCCTCGATGGTGACTTCCATCCCCCCCTGGACCCCCCCTATGGGGGGTTGGCAGGGGGTGCACTCATCTAGGTACCCACCCCCCTCCTGGGGGAGGGGCTCTTTCTGGCGCCGACCCCCCACCCCTTGCGGGGCTACCCCTGCCTCCGTGGTTTTGGACTCAGAACTGCGCCTTTGCTTGTAACCACTCATCGCTAGCCCCCGTGTTGCCAGGGTGTGCCCTCCCAGGAACTGCGCCTTTTGTAAGAACGCGCAGTCGGAAACAACCGTGCGCCTGGTGATTTAGTCCGTTCCAAAAGCGAGTTACGAGGTGCCCCGCAGCTGGCCGGCAATGCCCGCAGTGCCCGTAGTACGCAGCGGGGGCAGGCACGGCCAAGATGGTTTCCGTGCGCCAGCCGGGCCTGGAGAGACACCTACTTGCCCTCCAGTTGGCGCCGCAGGCCGGTGACCGGCGTGTTCATCTTCCCCAGCGGGTTGGCTTGCTCCACCACGCCGCTGAGCTTGCGCATGGCCAGGTGGGTATAGACCTCCGTGCTCTTGGGGTCCTCGTGGCCCATGAGCGCCTGGCGGGTGAGCACGTCCACGTCCGACTCGGCCAGCTCGGTCCCGTAGAGGTGGCGCATGGCGTGGGCGTGGTCCTCGTCCTCCGGCAGGCCGGCCGCCTGGCTGTGGTGCTTGATGCGGTCGTGGAAGCTGCGCGCGGCCAGGCGTCGGTTCTCCCCGTGATACTTGTGCGGGGGGATGGTCCGGTTCCGGAGGCTCACCCACAGGACCTGGTCCCCGTTGGGCAGGGTGCGGTCGATGGCCTCCAGATCCGGATGGCCGAGATAGGCCCGGATCAGCAGCCGGGTCTCGTGCGGCACCGGCACCAGGCGCTCGCGGTCCCCCTTCTCCCGCACCCGGATCACCAGCCACTCGATCCCCTCCACCTCGGTGAACACCAGGTCGCCCTGGTTCAGGGCACAGAGACCGCTGATCCGCAGGCCCGTGCCCATGAGGGTAGCCATCATGGCCGCGTCCCGGACGCCGGCGAGGTCGGAGAGATCCGGCTGCATGAGCAGCTTCTCCGCGTTGCGCAGCTGCATGGGGCGGGGAAGACGCCGGCCGGCGGTCGGGTAGGGAAGATCAGCGGCCGGATTGGTGGCCACGTGCCCGCGCTCCTTGGCCCAGGCGAAGAAGCCCCGCAGGGCGGCCACCAGCGCCCGCCGGCTCCTGGGACTGAGCCCCGCCTGGTGCATGGCCAGCCCGGAGAACTCCTCCAGGTCCTCGTAGGAGGCGGCCGTGATCGCCTTGCCGGCCGGCTGCAGGTGCTGGCGGAGGCGCTCCAGGTACCCGCCGTACTTGGTGGCGGTCTCCCGGGAGCGGCCGCGGTTGTAGAGCAGGTACTCCTGGTAGGCCTCGATCAGGTCCATGTGAGCTCCGTGCCGGGGTCCACAGGGAAAGCGGGGGCGCTTAAACCCGCGCACCCGCGCATCGGCCCCTGTTCGTTTCGGGAATCCTTGTTCGTCAACGGCTTACGAACCATGGGGAGTGCGCGTGTTGACCCGCGCACGGGGGCAAAACACGCGCACTTGAGCCAAAACCCGCGCACCGACCCGCGCATCCGGCTTCCGGGCTTCTTACTGCTCCAGGCCCTTCTTTCTTTCTTTTCTTTCAGTTGTTTAAAGAGAGAGAGATAGGTAGGGGCGGCAAAACGGCTGCGCGCGGAAATTGGGCAAACACGCGCATTTTGAAGGGCAACACGCGCATTTCGGCCCCGGACCCGCCAGCCAATCTGCTCAAACGTCAAGGACTTACGATAAACACCCCTTATGATGCGCGGCTCGCAGAGAACGCCCCCGCTTCCCTCACGGGTGGAGGTCCCGCGCGGCCAAAAAATTTTTTGGGGGGTCCGGGGGGTGGCCACCGAAGACGCGCCGGCGGCGTCCAGGCGGTGGTCACCAGGGCCGGCCGCCGGGGAGAAGGCCGAGGATCCGCGCAGGGCAATCACTGCGCCGCCTCCCGGCCCAGCTCCCGGCGGGCCTCTTCCAGCGCCTGCCGAAGCCGCTTGAAGGCATCGTTAGTGCCGCCGCGGTCCGGATGACGCTCCCTAGCCAGCACCTTGAAATTGAATTCCGCCTCCTGGAGGGCATAGGGCGGGTTCCCCATCTGAAGCTCTGCGGCCCACCACGGGTTCGATTCCGGCCCAGGCAGGGCCTGGAAGCCCCGGAAGGCCTGGCGCACCATCTCCGTGGTCCCCCAGCGCTGGATGCCGCGCAGCGCGCGCAGCGTCTTGGAGATCGCCTGCAGGTTGTCGGCCACGCTCAACCAGCGGTCGCAAGCCACCACGTAGGGCTGGCCATCCATCTCCCAATAGACGGCGACCCCGGGATCCTCCGGGGCCGCTTGGTTGGCGTAGGGCAGGCCGTCGCGGCGTCGCAGGGACAGGTTGGTGGAGACCACCGGGTTCTGCCCGCCCAGGCGCTTGCGGGCGGTGATCTCCTCCACCACGTCGTCACGGGCCCGGCCAAGGGGGGTCCGGAAGGCGCCGCGGCGGCGCTGGCCGGGCGGCGTTCGGGGGTGGCCATCCGGCCAGTGCAGCGGGTAGGCGAGGTGGGAATCCTGGGGCTGCGGCATGGTTGCGCTCCCGGTCGAGTTGGTCTAGCGTCGGGGACTTGGAATCGGTGCCCGGTCGTTTACCCCCTTTTTCGGCCGGGCGCTTTTACGTTCCGACCTTCTCCTCCCGCTTCACCAGCTGGTGGTACCGAGCCAGGAAGAACCCGGGGGCCAGATCAGGCCCCAGCGGCTGGATCGGATCCCCGGCCGGCTCCACCCCCTCCAGGCAGGGCCAAGGCGTCCCCTTCCGTGGGACCAGGTCGCGGTACTCCGTGGCCAGCGCCACCATGTCCGCTTCCTTGATCGCCGGCGGCAGCGGCCAGGGCAGGCCGAAGCGCTCGGCGATCACCGCCATGATTCCGTCCTCGATCGCCCGGTATTTCGGCACCAGCTCCTTCACCGGCTTAGGCAGGTCCGCCACGTAGGCCTCTGCCGCGTCGTGCAGCAGCCCCGCCAGCGCCAGATCCCGCGGTACCAGCTGCGACACCATCACCGAGTGCTGCGCCACGCTGTAGAAGGTCCGGCACTGGCCGGCGAACCGGCACAGGTTGCCCAGGCCCTGGGCGATGTCGCCGATGGTGATCTGCTCCGGCCGCACGTCGCCCGGTTTCACCTCGAGGCCGTAGTAGGTCGTGTGAAATCCCATGTCAGACCACCTTTTCCGCGTAGGGCTGCGGACCGTCCGGATCCGGGTTGCCCATGGCCACCAGGTCGTCGGCCGCGCTCTTGGTGAACACGGCCGCGTGCTCCGGATCCTCGACCCAGGGCCTGGGATGGGGGCTGTTCAGGGGCCGGCGCCCCAGGTAGAAGCCGTGGGTATCGCGTACGTAGTAGCCTTTTCGGGTCATGCAGAACCCCCTTTCGGCTGCAGCTGCCTTCGTAGCTCCTCGGACTTTTCCCGGCCGGCTTCGGTTAAGCGGTAGAAGCTGCTAACCCCTTTGTCGGCCTTCTCCACCAGGCCCTTCTCCACCAACGCCTTGAGCCCGCTCTGAGCCCAGGGCCCGGCTTTACTGTCTGGTTGCCTGGCGTACACGCCGATGACAGTGGGGCTATCCGCCCCAGGATGCTCGGCCATGATTCCGAGAATTGTGGCTTGCTTCGCAGTCAGATCTTTCATGCGGCCGCCCTCCCTGCCTGATACTTCCGTTCCCCGTAGCAGGCCCGGCACCAGCTGTGCAGGCCGATGTACTCGGCGCGCTTGAGCGGATGCCAGAACTCCGTGTCGGCCGGCCAGAATTCGCCGCATTTGGCGCAGCGGCGCTCCAGTCCCAGCCAGGTCACGCGCCACACCGCTCCGTGCAGGCGCTTGCGGCGGCTGGGGTGCAGATAGGGGCAGATGGCCCCGATGAACGAAGGGGTCAGCTCGGTCACTTTCGTCCCTCCTCTCGTTGGTCACAGTGGTGCAGCTCCCGGGGGAACCGCGCCGCCTCCGAGATCTCGCACCGACCGATCCCGGCCGGCGGGTTGATCGGGTCCGGCACCCGGTACCGGCACCCCAGGCACTGCACCGGCTCCCGCACCGCCACCTGGTGGCCACCGCCGCCGCGCTCCTTCGGCGGCGTCCCCACGCTCTCCCCGGTGGTCTCGTCATGGGCGAAGGTCACCTGCAGCTCCGGGTTCAGGTGGGCCCGCAGCCAGTCCACCGCCTCGGCCACCGCCGGCATGGCTTCTCGGTTGCGATCGCGCGCTGCGCTCATACCTCGTGCACCTCCTGCAGCCCGTCGGGCTGCGGCATGTGGAGCCCGTACTCCTCCAGCTGGTGGAGGTCGAGGGCGATCATGTGGCCGTGCCGGCGCTCGTTGATCACGCGATCCACGCGCTCCTCGGCGATCACCCCCGCCTGCTTCAGCTGCTGCTTCAGCACCCGGTCGCTCTTCACCGGCAGGGCGTTCCAGGTGTCGCGCAGGTGGTTGTTGTGCTTGATGTGGTGGATCACGTGGCTGGGCCGCAGGACCAGGCGGGGCACGCCGTTGCGGCTCTCCACCTGGTAGGGGTGGCGGTAGGCGCCGGCGGCGATCTCGTCGAAGATCACCTCCAGGATCCAGACCCACGGCTCGCGGTCGGCCGAGGTCTCGGCAATGTGGGCATTCATCTCCGCCACCAGCTGGGCGGGGAAGTCGCCCTGATTGCGTTCAATGTCGGCGAAGTCCGCCAGCAGGCCCCAGGCCGTGAGGATGGCCGCGTAGTTCTCCACCATGCGGCGGGCGCCGGCGTCGTTGCCGGCCGCGCGGCAGTGCTTCTGGCAGTGCTCGTGCGCCCGGCGGTACACCTCCCGCACCTGGTCCTTGGAATGCTCCGCCAGGTACTGCAGCCACTCCCGCACCGGAAAGCGCGGCAGGTCCTCCGGGATGTGCGGGCCCTGCTCCCCCGCCCGCAGCTGCACGCGGGTGAGCTTTCCGGTCAGGGTCCGCACCGGCACGTCCTCGCCGGCGAGCAGCACCGGCGCCACCGTCAGGTACTCGGTCATGTCCGAGCCGCGGCGGCTCACCGAGTATTGGTAGCTCTCCTGCAGGATGGAGGTGGCCTTGTCGATGATCTGCTGGCCGCGGGCGGAAAGCTCCTCCCAGGCCACGGGGTGGGAGGTGTGCGCGGTGGAGGTCAGCAGCCGGAACTCCGTCTGCAGGTTCTGGCCGGAGAACATGGTCATGGCCACCGTCCGCTCCATCCGCTTGAGCAGGGTGGTCTTGCCCGCGCCCTTCTCCGCCTGCATCTCCATGTGCGGCCAGAACCCCAGGAAGGCCTTGAGGTGGCCACCCAGGGCCCAGGCCAGGGCCGTCAGGCCGGCGCCGCTGGCGAAGGTCTGCTGGTAGGCGGTGATCACCCGGCGGGCGTCCGGCTGCGGGCCGGAGGGGAACACCAGGTTGTGGTAGGGGCACTGCTTGTCCGGGTCGGTGAAGTAGCAGTCCGGCCCCTCGTTCACCACCGGCTGCTCGTCCTTCCAGGCCAGGCCCACGAAGTTCACCGCCTCCCGCGCCCCGATGTCCGCCCCGCGCTCCAGGATCGAGACCATCCGCAGGAACTGGCTGCGGGCGAACACCGGCCCGAACCGCTGCCACTTATCCGCGTTGTGCAGGTGGTGGTCCTCGAACACCTCCCGGTGCAGCTCGTGGCCGTGCCGGGCCGTCTGCACCGCCACCGCGAACAGCGTCCGCGGCTGGGCGTCGGCCTCGCCGGTCATGGTGGCCGTGGCGCTGGCCACCCGGACCCGGCTGATCGCCGCCACGCGGAAGCCGCACAGATCCGCGTAGTGGTAGTTCAGCTCGCCGTCCTCGCCCTCGGTCGTCTTCTGCACGTAGCGCGTGAAGTCCGGCAGCACCTGGTACCGCCACACCTGGGCGAAGTCGTGGTAGGGCAGGTAGATCCGGCTCGGCCCCTTCACCTTCTGGTCCGTCCGCACCCCGGGGATCGCCCATTGGTCCCAGTGGTGCAGGCGGTGGCGCAGCTGGTCCGGCCCCTCCGCCTGCAGGATGTCGTTCACGTCGCTCCACTCGTCCTGCCACTCGCCCTGGTCCACCAGATGGGCCGCCACGTTCATGGCCGTCAGCCGCTCGTGCAGGCCCCAGGCCTCCTGTTGCCCCGCGCACCGGCCCTTCTGGTCCGGCTCGTCGTGGTCCAGGCAGATCACCACCTCCTTGCCGCGGAGGAAGCGCAGGTCGATGTTCGGCGCGTTGCGCGCGCCCCGGATGGCGATGGCAGCGGCCCGGCGCTCGCCGGCGCTCTCGATGGACAGCGCGTTGACCGCGCTTTCCACGACGTAGACCCGCTCCGCCTTCTGCAGGGCCTTGAGGTCCGAGAACCAGGGATAGCCCTTCTTCTCGCCCTGGGTCTGGGTCTTCACCCCGCCGTTGGCCTCCGGATCCATGTAGCGCATGTCCACCGCCACCACGTGCCCGGGATTCATCGTCCGCACCACCGTGGCCAGGGCCGGCCCGCCGTAGCCGAACTCCCCCTGGGCCACCTTGTCGCTGGTCCACTCGTTCCAGCCGATGGCGCCGCGCTTGTAGGCGCGCTCCGCCACCTCCTCCGAGATCCCGCGGCCGGTCAGGTACTCCAGCGCCTTGTCCCGGGCCCCCTCGTCAAAGCACCGATCCGCAATCCACTCGGCGCGCGACTTCGGCCGGTCCTCCCGCGGCTTCTCCTTCGGCGGGTCCTTGGGGATGCCGTAGAGCTCGTGCAGGCGGTTGATCGCCTCGCCGGCCTCCACCCCCTCCACGTACGCCACCAGGTCCACGCAGTCGCCGCCCTCACCGGTGGAGTGGTCCTTCCATTTGCGCCCCTCGCCGTAGATGGACAGGGACGGCGTCTTGTCGGCGTGGTGCGGGCTGCGGAAGTTGCCGCCCCGCTGCGGCTGCTCAAGACCCAGCCGATCGGCCAGATCAAAGAGGTCAATGCGGCTTTTCAGGTCCTCGATGGATGCCACGGTCGGCCCCTCGCGGTGGTCAGGTGCGGGAGGTCTGCGGCCTGGCGGCATCCAGGCAGCCGATCAGGTACTCATAGGCGGCCAGGCGCTCGCTGTCCCGGGCCTCATACGCCTCCAGCCAGCCGCGGTAGAGGCCGGCCCGGGCATCGCGCTCGGCGTCGTGGTTGATGGACGGCGGGGCGGGTGGCCCGCCGGAGATGGTCAGCACCTCCTGGCCGGGGGTGGAATCCTCGGACACGGTCGGCTCCTGCGGTTGGTCGGGGGTAGTCACCGCCGGCGCCGCCGGCGGGTCCTCGGGTTCGGGTTCCGGCTCGTAGCGGGGAGCGGGCTTGAGGCGGCCGGCGGCCAAGTTGAGTGCGGCGGGTCCGGGGAGGGGGCGGCTTTGAGCTGTCCAGGCGGCCAGCTCAGGCTCGCGGGGCTCGCCTATCTCCTGCGGCTGGGGGTCGGGAGCCGTCTCGGGTTCCGGTCCTTCGGCTGCGGCCGCGTCGACTTCGTCAGAACCCTCCTGGTCCGCCGGCGCCTGCTCGGGCGCCTGCTCGGCCGGCACGCTCGCCGCGCTGGCCACGCCCTCGAGGGCCCCGTCGCCCAGGAAGTGCCCGATCTCCGTCAGGATCTCCTCGGCCGTGGCGTCCCCGCCGAAGAAGCCGACCAGGCAGTGGGCGTAGCTCTCGTCGCCATCCCAGTCGGTGGTGGAGCCAACCAGCCCGGGGTTGTCGGCCGGCTCACCCGTCCAGAACACGGCGATCTCGCCGGCCTCCCGCGCCCGGCGGGCCAGGTACCGGGCCTTGTCCGGCCAGCTCACCGAGCTCATCCCGTCGCTCCCGGATCACCGCCGCCCAGGCCAGCGGCCGCCGCCTGCTTATCCAGCGCCGCCGTCTGGTCCCAGTCGCGCACCAGCTGCGGCCGCAGGTCCTCGCACCGGCCACAGATCCCGGCCAGCGCGTCGCCGCGCCGCTTACGCGGCTCGTACCGGGCCCATCCCACCGGCAAGGTCCGCCGCTCCGAGCCGCAGCCCTGGCAGGTCCACACCGCCATCAGTGCGTACCCGCCAGCAGGTCGCCCTGGCCCTCATCGCCGGCGGCCTTCTCCGCCCACGCCTCCAGGGCCTCGGCTTCCTCCCACAGGGCGCAGGCGAGATCCCGCGCCCGGTCCGGGGTGATGGCCACATGAGCGGTGGGGTGGGGTGGCTTCCCGAAAGTCACCATCAGGCAGCTGTGCCCCTCGTTCACGTTCTCGGGACGGCTCTCGCTGGCCGTTATCGCCATCCCGTCCAGGTCCCGTCGGTTGCCGTAGGTCTGCATCACCCCGCCTCCTCGAGCGCCTGGGCCATGTCCTCCTTGTCCGGCCGCGTGTAGACCGCGGTGGAGGTGAGGGAGGCATGGCCCAGGGCCTGCTGCACGACCAGCAGCGGCTGGTCCGCGGTGGATTGCTTCAGCACGCGCTTGGCCAGGGTGTGGCGCAGCCAGTGGGGGGAGACCGGCTCGCCCAGCCCCGCCCCCGTGCGCCACGCCTGCAGCCGCGCCTGGAAGGAGCGCACCGACAGCCCGCGGCCCTTCTGGCCCATGACCAGGGGCTCGTCCGGCCGCTCCGGGTACCCCTGCTCGCGGCGGATCCGGAGGAGGTCCTGCAGCGCCTGGCGCGCGCCGCGGTTGGTGTAGATGCGGTAGGTCCCGCCGCCCTTGCGGCGGACGGTCACGTGCCGCTCCCGCACCCCCTCCCGGGCATCGGCCGTGGTCAGGGCCGCCAGCGCCGAGACCCGGATCCCCGTCTGGCGCAGCAGCCGCAGCCAGGCGTGGTCCCGGCGGGCGAGAACGTCGCCAAATTGGCCCACGAAGCCGAGCAGCTGGCGCTCCTGGGCATGGGTGAGGAAGCGGTCGAAGACTTGGTGGTCGGACATGGGTCAGGCCTCCGCTTCTTGCTTGCTGGAGGCCTTCTCCCGAAAGCGGCGGGGGAAAAAGTCGCAGTAGGTATCGCTCGGGGAGTGGCCGAACATAGCCACGCATCGCTTCTCGTTTACGCAGTCTCCGCAGGTCTTTCCTTCGGGGAGCTGCATGCAAGTATTCTCGTCGCAATTCTTGTCAGCGCAGCATCCGTGCATGGCCACCTACCTCCTGTCGGCTTCGTGGCTGGGGGAATCCGGCCGCAGGTGCGCGGCCAGCTCGTCGGCGAGGGCCATCTCCACCAGCACCCGGCGCGGCCGGCCGTGCTGGTCCTCCTCGATGGCCCGAGGGAAGAACTGCAGGCCCAGGATGGGCAGGTCGTTCAGGGGGTGGCCCGGCTCGTGCTGCCACACGCGGGTCTGCACCGGCGTGTAGACGTTCTCGCGCTGGGCGATGTGGCGGAGCTCCAGCTCCCAGCCGCCGTGGTTGCGCTCGTTCACCTGTAGGTAGACCAACTGCCCCGCGCCGGCGTACATAGCCACCCCCGGCGTGATCCACACCCGCAACGAAGGCGCCGCCCGTTGCCCCGTCTCCAAAATCCGGTAGATCTCAGCCATTGCGTTCCCCTTTTTCTGAGGGATGGTTGCCCCCGAAGCGCGCCATCAGCTCCGGGCCGAAGAACCGGAAGATCACCGACCCCGGCACCGCCAGGGTCTGTTCGGACCCTACGTTGTCCTCGGCCCGGGTTAAGCCCTGCTTGCGCAGAGCGGCCGGCGGTTCCGGGAAGGGGTTGGGCGCCTCACTGCTCATCGCACAGGCCCTCGAGGCGCTGCAGGAACTCGAACCCGGCCTGGGCATCCTCATGAAACTCCGCCTTGACCCGGTTCAGCTCCCGGCGGGTGACCTGGCCATCGGCCAGAGCCGCCTGGATGGCCTCGGCCGTCTCGCCCAGCTCCTTGTGGTAGCCGGCGTAGAGGTCCAGCAGCTCCGCATCGGAGACGCCGTCGAAGTCGGTCAGGGGCAGGCAGATGTGGCGCAGGAGCTGCGCCATCGCCAGGAGGATCCGGAAGTCACCGGTGGCGTGGGAGATGGCCACCGCCTCCTGCAGGGAGAGCTTGTGGGTCTCCACGGAGGGGCTGACCTTGTTGGAGAGGGTGCCGGCGTTCATGCCGACCAGCGGGGCGAGGGCCCGGGCGCCGCCCGGGTACTCGTGGACGACCCGGTACTGGGCCGCCTCGAGCGCGTCTTGGAAGTAGCGTTGCACCATGTAAACGGCCTCCCTGCGGCCACGTTGCGGCGGTGGGAGGCCTCGGCTACGGTGACACCTGGGTAGCGAGGTGGAGGTGACCGAGCCGAGCGCCTCGCGGAGCCGTCGGGGTGTTGGCGCACCCCGGCGGCTTTTTTTAGCGGTCGTGGTTCATGGCGACTCGCAGGAGGTGTAGCACCTCCTTGTTCAGGCTCCGGTCGCTAGCCTCAGCCAGCGCCTCGAGGCGCTCGCGCATCGCCACCGGCATGCGCACGGTGAGCTGCACTTCCTCCGCGCGTTCCTTCGTCGGGGTGTCCATTGCAGGCCCTGTGGTTCGAGTGACTCAAAATGACTCACTAACCACGCTACTGAGTGACTCACGTTGAGTCAAGACCGCATCTGTATTGCGTGGCATCCTTGGGCTTATGGCCAAAGCAGACGATCAACGGCAGATCACCATCCGCATCGACCCGGAACTTTACGACCGGGTCGCGGAGATAGCGGCCGAGCAGGAACGCTCCATGAATTCCCAGATCGGGAAACTCCTGGAGGCGGCCGCTAACCGCCTGCGCAACCCAAAAGGCCGGCCTGCGGGGCTCGGCGAAGACCGCGGGGGTTACGCCAAAAGCCTATCCGGCAAGGCCGTCCCGGCTGAGGACCTGGAGCTCTCCTTCCTTCGGGATGCGCTATGGATCGTTGAAGAAGGGGCGAAGCAAGGGGGCCTCACGCTAACCGTGGACGAAAAAGCGGAGTGGGTGATCCTCGTCTACCGGATAAAGCGGATGATGCCGACCTTTGAACCGAGCGATCTGGCCGCGAGGATCCAGGAGGAAATGATGATGAGGGCCGAAAAGGGGGAGGGCGACAAGCCGAAAACCCCTGGCTCTGGAACCTGGTGAAGTTTGCAGAGCTGGTCTGCTACCAAACAGGGGGAGGAATTGCAGCGGGACATGGACCTGGTGCGGGCGATCCTTTTCAAGCTCGAGGAACAGGGGGAGCCCGAGGCGAGGATGGACCTCACGCTCCCGCCCTACACGCCGGACCAGATCGCCTACCACGCCAAGATCATGCAGGAGGCCGGCCTGATTGAGACCGAGGAATCAGGCGGGGTAGGGCAATTCCGGGTCTATCCGACCCGCCTCACCTGGGAAGGCCACGAATTCCTCGAGGCCGCCCGCGAGGACACCCGCTGGAACGCGGCCAAGCGCAAGGTGGGTGAAGTCGCCGGCGGCGTCACCCTGCAGACCTGGAAGGATCTCCTCACCCAGCAGCTGCGCAGCGAGCTCGGGCTGGGGTAGGGCACGAACGGAAGAAAGGGGGAAACCATGGGGAAGGGGATGAAAACGGGCGCCGCCATGCTGGCGCTGACCCTTGCCACCGGCGCCGCCCGGGCTGAGGGCGACGACTGGCGGCAGAAGTGCAAGAACTACGAGAGCCTCGCCGAAACCGTCATGGAAAAGCGCCAAGCCGGGATCGCCGTCTCCCGGATGATGGAAGTGGCCGGGGAAGACGCCCTGATCCAGGACCTGGTGGAGCGGGCCTACGACCAGCCCCGCTACAGCACCGACCGCATGATCCGCCGCACCATCGAAGACTTCCGCAACCAGGCCTACATGGCCTGTCTCAAGGCCTACAAGGCCGAAGCCTCCGCGGCGGCCGGCACCGAATAGCCCACCCGCGCCGCCGCCGCGGCCGCCCGCGCCGCGCCGGCCGGATCCCGCCGCCGGAGCGCCTCCCAGGAAAGGGCAGGGCGGGGCGACCCGTCCGCCCGGTTCGGGTGGTGGTTGGCGTGGATCCCAGGCGCCCACTCCTCCAGCCGCCACACCTCGTCCGCCACCGTCTCCTCGGTAAAGAACGCCCACACCCGCGCGGCCGCCGCCACCCGGTCCTCGGGCAACGCCAGCCCCGCCCAGGGCGCCAGCTTCTGCCGGAACCACCCCGGCGGGCTCATCAGGTCCGCCATGCTGGCGATGGTCAGCAGGGGATCCCGCACCAGGTGGATCACCCGGCCGAAGGCGTAGTCGCTGCGCCGCCCCTCGTGCGCCGCCTGGGGCACCGGGTGGTCCCGGAACCAGTAGTAGCTGCTGGCCCCGTCCGCCCCCATGCGCTCGTGGGCCACGTCCAGCCCCTGGGCCTGGAAGTAGCGCGCCGCGGTCGTCGTCCCCGACCGCGGCGCGCCCGTCACCAGGATGGCCTTGCGGCTCGGCATCAGAAGGCCAGCCCCGCCCGGATTCCGAACTCCGTCTCCTCCACCTGCTTCACGAAGTAATCACCCCCGGCCACCGTCTCCGTGCCCGTCTTGTGCAGGTTCCAGTAGCGCATGAAGGGCTCCAGGAACCAGGTGTCGTTGCGGAAGTTGATCGCCAGCCGCGTCACCCAGCCCGAATCCCGGGAGAAGGTCTCCTGCAGGTCGGAACCGCCCACGGTCGCCTCCAGGTCCTCCTGCCC